TGCACTTGATAAAATGATAGAGGCAGTTACAAGCTGGTACTTCTATACACATGAGCTGGAAGTAAACCAAGAGATGTGGGAGAAGAGTTTATCAGAATATAGAGCAGATAAATTAAGAGCAATAGAAAGAGCTAGAAGAGCTGAGTTAAAACTTGAAAAAGTAGAAAAAGAATTACAAAAATATAAATTAGCTTATGGGTAATCTTTTTGCTGGGTACATATTATTTAGAGTAATAGAATATTTTATAAAACAATTAGTTTATTTTTTTATTAGTGATGAGTGAAAACAAACCTTATAAAGGGTATGTAACAGATTACAGCACAGGCCTAAACTACATACCTACACAAATAAAACAAAGTGATCCTATAGTAGAAGAGGTAAAAGATATAATGGATAAAAGAAGTACTAAGGGTATAGAAGAATATGGTACTACTTTAGCAGATAACCCAGATGGATTTTATAGGTGGCTTAATGAGTTACAATCTGAATTATTAGATGCAGCACTATACATACAAAAATTAAAAAAGCAAAAATAGTTTTTTGTTAATAAAAAGTTTGTATCTTAGAGTAAACTTTAAAACAATTATTATGACTTCAAAATTATTATACTTATTGTGTTCTAATGAAACACTTCTAAAAGATGCAACAAGCAAAGAACTATTAGATGGTTACAGAAAAGAATGTATAAAAGAATTATACAACAGAGCAAAGAATCCTAACCATGTAAAAGAACAACTAGCTAAAATAACATCTGAATCATGATTACATTATTAAATGGAGAAACCTATCTCAAAGAAGAAATAATAGGTATGGCACATTCTGATGATTTCTATTATGGACATCTAGGCCAACATGCTTTAAGCAGTAGTAGTTTAAAAACTTTACTTAAATCACCTAAAACTTATAGGAATGTATTGAAGTATGGATCTACAGATACACCAGCTCTAATACAAGGCAAGTTGTTACATTGGATGGTGCTAGAGCCTCACAAGATAGATAAGTTAAATATTATAGAGGCTACTACTAAAAACACCAAAGCTTACAAAGAAGCAAAAGAGAAACACCAAGAAGTGTATTTGAGGAAAGAAATAAATGATGCAGAAAGATTAACAGATGCACTACTAAGAAATGAAGAAGTACTTAAACTACTAAGTAAAGCAGAGTTTGAAGTACCAGAGATGGCAATGTTAGAAGGCCTACCTTTTAGAGCAAAAGCAGATATATTAAGAGATGATATGATAGTAGATTTGAAAAGCTCACAAGATTTATCCAGCTTTAGATTCTCAGCTAATAAATTTGGATATGATTTACAAGCATACTTATATTTAAAGATGTTCAATAAAAAGAAGTGTACATTTATTGTAGTAGATAAAAGCTCTACAGATATAGGTATATTTGAAACAAGTGATGAGTTTATAGAATCTGGTAAACATAAATTTTTACAAGCAGTAGGTATATACAAACACTTCTTTCAAAATGAAAATGATTTAGATCAATATGTATTAAGAGGTATATTATAAATAAAAACAATAATTAAATTAAGAATATGAATACAATAAATTTTAAACAAACAACAAATAAAATGATAACTAAAAAATTTACTTTACACAGCACAACTGATTATAGTATTTTTAATATTTATAAATTCAATAGAAAGCTGAACCAAAAAAACCTAAATAATATAGAGAAATCTATAAAAGTAAAAGGTCAAAAGCAACCATTGTTAGTTTCACCAGATGGGTATGTAGTTGATGGGCAACATAGATTAGAAGTGTTACGCAAATTAAATATACCTGTATGGTATGTGATAAACCATGAAACAAAAACAGATGATATTATTACTGTAAATACAGAAAGAAAAGATCTTAGTTTAGTAGATTATGTTAGATACTATGCAAAAAGGGGTGATCTTACTTTTAAAAGATTATTACAAAAAATTGAAGAATGGAAAGATGATTTTCCACCTATAGCAATAATGGATGCTTATGATACTTCTGTTTCTAGGCTCAGAATTAAACAGGGTGTTTATGTAATAAATGAAATATTAGGTAATGAAGTACTTGCTATGTGTAAAATGTTAAATCATATTATATCAAGATCAACTACATCAGTATTTGTTTGTGCTATGAGAAAGATAGTTAGGAAATATCCTGATTTTGATATTGAACATTTTTACAAAAATGTACAAGAATGTAGATTAAATGTTTATTCAAGAAGAGAAGAAGTATGTGAAGAGATTATTAGAGTTTATAATTTTAGAAAGAAAAAAGGTAAATTAAAAATATAATGGAGAACATCTACCATCAAGGGGGTAATTGGAATAAAGAAAAATTCTTAGCAGAGTTATCTAAAGGGCATAAGCAAGAAGAGATAGTTAGAGATAAATTTGTAGCAGAAGG